AAAAAGGCATCTAGCTTTAATGTTGATGGTAAGCGTGATCCTAAGCCTATTGATAGTGATTCTATCTATTACGAGAATCTTAAAAAGCTAAGTGCGCGTGATCAAGATGCGGCAATTGGCCCAACATTAGGTAAAGCACTAAGGAAGATGGATGCTGCAAAGTTTGCTAAAATGACAGGCGATAGCATGAATAACCCGTTAACCATTAAGCAGATGAAGCAAAAGAACAATGAGCTAGGTCGCATATTACGCGCACAAAACAAACCGAATACATAAACGGCACTGAGTGCCACAACTACGATCCTTGGGGGATTACAAAAATGGTAGATTTAACAGGCATTGACGGACTTAACGAAGAGCAAACGGCTAAGTTATCAGCTTTATTTGATTCAGAAATAGGCGGATTAAAAAGCAAGGTCGAGGAATTGATTGGAGAAAAACGCAATGTCCAGCAATCGTCTCAAGAGAAAGATCAAGTTATTGAAGATGCACGCAAGGCAGCGGCAAAGGCGCATGAAGAAAATCTTATTGCAGCCGGAAAAACCGAAGAGTTAAAATCATTCTATGAAGAGCAGCTTGCAACAACAACGGCAGAGCTAACAGCAACAGCCAAAACAGCTAAAGACGCGCTAATGTCTCGTGATAAGAATGATGTACTAAGCAAGGTATCTAGCCTTATTCATGACGACTTTAAAGACGTATCTAGTGCTATGTTGTCAAATATGCTAGAAATTGGTTATAATGACCAGAACCAACTAACCACACAGTTTAAAAGCAATGGTGAAGTTGTAGCAAACAATGTAGACGAGTTCAAAAGCTGGGCTAATGGGCAAGACTCATTCAAAAGAATTTTAAAAGGGGTAGATTCCAGTGGAGCCGATACCATACCAAGCAGCAGGGCTGCAGGTAAAAAAATGACATTAACAGAGCAGGCTATTCAAGCCAACAAATCAAACTCTAACTATTAATTTATAAAAGGTATATATAACATGGCTAACGTACAAATTGCAGATATCTACAACCCTTTAGTTTTTATGGGTGCAGAGCAAGAAGCACAAATTGAATTAAACGCATTTATGGCATCTGGCGTAATGGTGGAAGATCCACGAATTACTGCAATGGCTAGTGTTGGTGGTAATATTGGCGAACTACCATTTTTTAAACCATTAGGAACGCAAGAGCCTAACTATTCAGATGATGTTACGGGCAATTCATCTACCCCGAACAAGATCACTAAAGGCATCATGAAGTATCGACTTGCTAGTCAAAATCAGTCTTGGTCTACAATGGATTTGGCTGTTGATTTAGCTTTACAAGATCCAGTTGCGGCAATTACTGGTCGAATTGGTCAATACTGGGCTACTGCTCTTGAACGTCGATTAATTCAGTCTACTATGGGTTTGTTGAATGATAACGTTGCTAATGACTCAAGTGATATGGTTGTAAATATTGCAACTGATGATGCGGGTGCTGCTACTGCTGCTGAATTGGTTTCCAATGATGCAATCTTAGATGCACAACAAACTGCTGGCGATCATCAGTCAGGCTTTAGCGCTATTGCTATGCACTCAGTTGTTTACAACCGTTTACGCAAGCAACAACTGATTGATTTCATTCGCGATGCAGACAACAACACTTTATTTCAAATGTATGGAAACTTACGTGTAATTGTTGACGATTCTCTAAGCGCTGTAGCTGGTACAAACCGTGTGACATATACTACTGTTATCTTCGGTGCTGGCTCTGTAATCTCTGGCATGGGCCGAACAACTACACCTAGCGAGCTAGATAGAAGCGCTGAGAAAGGCAACGGTGGCGGTCAGTCTGATTTATACTCTCGTCGTGCTGATATTGTTCACCCGTTAGGTTTTGAGTTTACATCTGCTTCGGTTGCTGGTCAGTCAGCTACGTTGGCAGAGCTTGCAACAGCGGCAAACTGGAACCGAGTATGGGACCGTAAAAATATTCCTATTTGTTTCCTACAAACGAATGGGTAGTGCTCATTGGTTGCAAATAAGTAACCAATTATAGTGGGCTTAATTGCCCACTTTTATTTTATAAGGAGAATACCTTGGCTAAGAAAGAATTAACAAAATTAGAGCATAATAACGCTGTATGGGCTGAAGTAAAAAAACTTGAAGATAAGATAAAAGAGGTTAAATCAACCCTTTATCCTGCTGAGCTACCAAATCAAGCCAGCTTAAATGACTGCAATAGACTTGCAAGAAAAGCCAATACCACACCAGCAAAAGTAGACCCTAAAAGGGTTTCAGAAGAAAAAGGTAAGTAGTTTTATCTTATTGCAATTAAAGCCTCGTTTGTACGGGGCTTTTTTATAAGTAAAAATAAGCTATAATAGCCACAGGGTTGAGGGACCCTAGACTAGCTAGTCGCACCAATCCCTCTAAAACTCCCTCGTTTTATGATTCCCTCACATTTTAATTAATTGAGGGTTATTCATGCCTACTAATAGATCAAAAACTGAAGAAGAAGAAATGCTAAATCATTTACTTGTTAGTATAGTTATAGCTAGCGGTGGAGTAATTATAAGTAACGATAGAAATTCATTATTACAAAGCTGGCTAACAGCGATAGGAGGATAATATGCCAAGTGTAAACTTACTACTCGAACAAATACTTGCTGCTCAAGAGGGTGGCGGAGGGTCGGGAACTAACGGCTTTATTGATTATAACGATACATCAACAACAGCATCGCCTGTGGCACTTTCTGCGGATACATGGACAGCCTTGCCAAATGACGGGCTAGGTGCATTTACTAACAAAGATTATAAGCCTAGTGGCGTTACTGAATTAATGGATGTCTCGACGGGCAAAGTAGATCCAACTGAATTACCTTTGGGATCTACAATACTTATAAGAAATGACTTTACTGTCACGCCAAACACTAATAATACATTATTGGAGTTTAGATATACTTTAGGTGATGGCGGTGGCGCTTACACACTAGAAAAAATCATAGGTAGGCTGGATAGTGGTTCGGGCATTGGCTATAGGCGTTCATTGGTTCCAGATATGATATACATGGGAGACACTAACACCAGAGATTATCACATAGGGTTAGAGGTGCGGCTTAGTGCTGGCGGCACTTTGGTCAATGCAGGTTCAGCTATACAGGTGATAAAACAATGAGTATTACAATATACAAAGATAGTTCAGCTAACGCTATATTTATCGAGGACGCAAACGGAGCGCAGTTTTTAAATAGCTTGCAGGCATCGGTTGACAATGGATCGTGTTCCATAACGGACACAGCTAGAAGCATAGAAGTGACCACGGGTATATCATTTTCTGAATATGTTGACGAGTCAGGCAATACTTACGGAGAAAACGCGGTAGAAACTTGCGATGCTTTAAACGCTATCTTTTCTAGCTCAGGAACCCCGACAACTAATCTGCCTTCAATAACCAGCCCGTTAACTCTTGGTAGTGTTCAGGGTTCAGTAATAAACTATGAACTAACTTCTAATTACGGGGTGGGTTATGAATGGGACTTATCGAACGTTTCAGGTGTTACAACAGTCGAGGGCAATCCGAGGAAATTAATAGGCGGCTCTGGCTTGGTTAGTGGTACGTACAACATCCCCGTAAAAGCAATTAATTATAATGGTGAGGATAGCGAAACCATTGTTCTAACAGTTGATACGCCAGCATTTGCCAATACAAAATCAGTAAACTTTGGTTTAAATAATTTTTTATCAGCTAGTGCTGGAGCGCTGCAAAGCACATTAGGCAGGGCTAGTAATGGCTCGGGTTCGTCTGATGCTTGGTCAATATCATTTTGGGTAAAGCCTTCAACTAACGCTAACAACCAAGGTGTGATGTTATATGGCGGAGTTTATACGTCAGGCGGTGCTGTTATTGATATAAGGCTTGTTGGTAATAAAGATAGCTTATGGATGAGGTATGGGACATCTTCAAATAGATTGCAATTACAAACCCCAGATAATTCATTGCCTGCGGGTGTTTGGGCGCATTGCCTTATAACATACGATGGAGGAACTACGGGCGCAGGTTCAGGGAGTATAAATGATTATTACAACCGTTTTAATATGTTTATTAATGGAGTTTCACAGACAAAAACAGGCACTAACAACAACTACGGATACACCAATGCTATAACTGGCAGCGTGTTTATGGTTGGCAAGTCGGGACAGTCGCAATCTTTAAGAGATGTAAAACTTGATGAGGTAGCAATCTGGAGCAGTGACCAAAGTGCAAACGTTAGTAGTATATATAATTCAGGCTCACCCTTTGACTTATCTTTGCTGGGGGCTGCCCCTGCTCATTGGTGGCGCATGGGTGATGGTGATACATATCCGACATTATCAGATAATATAAGCGGAACAAATTTTACTATGAATAGCATGACCAGTGCATCAATAGTTAATGATGTGCCATAAATTACATTAATAAAAATTTATGTTAAACTAGCCTTATATATTTAATAAGGCTTTTTTTATGTCTCAAAATTTAGTTATAGCCAATAAAGATAATTTAGTTGTTTATGTATTCCGTGGTATAGACTTAACCGCCGCCACTGACATTCAAGTTCAGTTTGGTGCTGAGTCTTACACATTGGTTAACGATCCTTTAATTGTTATCGTTACATCTGCAACAGAATTATCATTAAACCTATCAGCAACAGCAGAGGTCGGCAAAGTATTTTCAACTGTTACATACTTCGATGGTGCTAGTGTACTAGGCACTGATATTACCTCGCGTGAACTGGCTAATAGTGATCAAATTGTTGTAGCTATCGGCACTCAGTTAATTATCGAAGATGGTTCAGTTGTCGCTAATGCCAACTCTTTTGTAACTGATGATGAATACAAAGCTTACGCGAAACTTAAAGGTTACTCTATACCAGCTACACAGCCAGATAGAGAAGCTAACCTTGCTAATGCTTACGACTTTCTTAACTTTACTTATGAGCAGCAATTACAAGGCTCACGCGTAACACCTCAAACACAAACGGGCATTATGCCTCGTAATTATATTTACGCTTACGGTGCTTTAGTTGCTAACGATTCAATACCACAAGACTTTAAAAACGCGCAAATGTTAGCGTCTTTTTCTATTAACGATGGTGTTGATACTAACGCTGTAAAAGATAACGCAAATCTAGCAGGGTTTAGTGTAGGCAACGGCGCTTACTCTGAGTCATATCAATCAGGCTCAAGCACTCCAACACTTGCACAAATGCCAGCGGTATCTAGGGTATTAAAACCTTACACTAACGCTGGTTTAAGTGGTGGTGGATTATATAAAGAAAGTATGGGGTTTTTAGGGTGAGTGCTGCACAGATACAAAAAAGGATTAAAGCTGGCTTAAAGCGAGCACAGATTAAAACTGGCTCTCCTACTAGTGATAAAGTGTACCTTGTTAAAAAATCAACTACGTCAGGCACACCGATAAACCCCGGCACAACAACCACTTCAGCAGTTGAATTGGTTAATGCTATCTTTATCGATTACGATGCAAAGCTTTTTGATATAAATATTCTTGCTGGCGATAGAAAGCTGATTTGTGATAATGTAAATATAATCAAGCAAGGCGATACAATCACACAAGGCGCGTTAACGTACTACGTAGTATCAATTAACGTGATAGCTCCAACATCTGATACATTAGCTTACCTCCCACAAGTAAGGTTGAAATGATGCCGTTACTAGGCCGTGAGAAAGTCACTAAAATGACAGAGGATGCTTACCTTAGAGTTAACGATAATGTTAGAGGTGTGTATCTTTCAGGTTTAACGAATATAGTACAAGCAACACCTGCTGATACTGGTCGAGCAAGAAATAACTGGTTCTTATCTTTAGGCGTTCCAGCTTCAGACACTACAACCAGCAAAGCGCAAGGGCTGGCTGCTATTCGCCAATTATCGCAAATGCCAAAGCTTGTGTTAAATAAAAAGATATTCTATACAAATAACCTGCCTTATATTGGTGTTCTTGAATACGGCGGATTCCCTATCCCAGGCGGTGATTTGACTTCGGGTGGGTTTAGCAAACAAGCTCCTGATGGATGGGTAAGAAAAACACTGATACAAATGCAAAATAAAATAAGGTCGTTATGAGTCATTTTGATACTAAACAAGCATTTATTAACCAGTTATCAACAATAGTTAACTTGTCTGATGTTGCATTTGAAAACAATAATTTTAATCCTGCGGGTAAGCCTTTATGGTATGCGGCTTACTACATACCAGCAACAACAGAGGCTACAGGGAAAACCCTGTCATCAAGTGATGAACAACGGGGGATATTTCAAGTAAGTGTTTTTTGTAGTGTTAACAGTGATAATTATGACAACGAGCAACTACAGGCTATCGATAACGTATTAACTGCATTTAGGTATAATCAACAATTAGTGTATAATAACCAGACAGTAAGCACGCTTGATTCAAATGTGAATTCAGGCATAGAATCAGAGTCATGGTTTAAGCGTGATATATCAATCAACTACTTAACATTTTCTACAAAGTAAAGGGCAATAAAAATGGCTAAAGAATTAAATGGTACTGCTATCGTACTAAATAACACCACCGGAGAGATTGTTGGTCAGGGTGATTTTACTCACACGTTTGGCGGCACACCTATCGAGATAGGGAATAAGTCTTATGGTGATAATGTAACTTATCTTGATGGAGAGCTATCAGCTAAGCAGCATGTTTTTTCTGGTCAGTTTACGTACAATAATGACGCTCAATTTAGAAAGGTACGAGCGGACTCATTTACCGGAACTCAAGACACTTATACTTTGACTTATACTGGTTCAGGTGTGGTTACTGATGAGTCATTTACTGGTTTGTTTGTTCCTACTGGGTTAAGTGATGGTATTCCGCAAGGTGCAAAAGTAACCACTGATTTATCATTTAACTCTAGTGGCGTTGTTACAATAACTGAAGCGGCAGATGCTTAATGATTAAGCTCTGCTATAAAGAATATCCTTTTAAGATCAGTCTCGCTGCTTGTAAGTCCTTTTTTGATAAAACAGGGCAGGATTTGCAATGCATTTTCTTAATGTACCTAGATGAATGTAAAAAAACATCTGGCGTTGATGATCTAGAAAGGATGAAGTTATTTTATAATGTTTGTACATTCGAGACTGCTTCTCATGCTATCCATGCTTTGATAACTGATGATTCAATACCTATGGCAGAAATTCAAGATGCTATGTACAGGGTTAGTTGGTTGCCTAGTGACAGAAGCGATAACATGAGTGAGCCGTGGCCCTTGGTTATGCTTGATATTGCTGTGCAGATTAATGATTACTTCTCAATAAATATGCCAGTAAAAAAAAAGGATATAGAGGAGGGGTAAATTCTGACTTTGAGCCGTTCAAGTTTAATTACTGGAGTTGGTTTAATGCCGCAGTAAAGCAATTAAAACTAACAACTAATGATGCTTGGTCGCTAGATTTTGTTGAGATATATAACCTCTTTGACCTTAATGATAAGCAAGAAAACGACACAAGCATAATGTTAAACTTTGAAAGAGTTCAAAACGGAGCGTCTAAAGAATGGCTAACACAGAATCACTAATAATAGAGCTTGACGCTAAAACACAAAAGCTTGACGCAAAACTTAAAGAAACCAACAGAAGAATAGACCATCTCGACGGTTCTGTATCAAAAGCTGACAATTCCTTAA